AGTAACGAATAAGGTGTACCCGAAACCTCACACCCTAAGGACACCGCTGCTATGGCCTACTTCGACGACCAAGTAAAAGACAAGTACAAGCACCGCGCAGATCAGCTGGATCAAGTCACCAAGCCCCTGAGAAACCTCGTCTGGGTCGGCGCTCTTGCTCTGGCGGCGTGGGTACAGTTCCTCGGTCCTGGTCTAACGTCAGCCCTTCGTGAACTCTCAGGAAGTAACGCACTATACGCGAAGATGGTCGAGGGGTTCGACACCACGAACGAGCGTCTCGACTTCATGGAGTCTAACTTAGCACCCCCGCGTGTCGCGAACTGGAACTTTGACCGGCAAGTCGGCGCGTGTACCCATTCTGAATGTCGTGTACTCCATAACATCTCGCGCACCAAGTACGGTGAAGCCTGCGGCGTCCCTTCGTCACGCGCCGTCATTCGGGATGGGACAACAGGAGATTTGTTCGACCTTCCTTTCGCCTCCGAGTTCGAATCAGGGGACGCTACTCGCGCTGGCCGGAACTTCATTGTACCCTTCGTGATCCCAGACGTCGTCCAACCTGGCACCCACCAATACCAATTCCTGAACATTTACCCGACGTGTGAGTGGACCCGTGAGCCGATCCCGCGCCAATCCCCTTGGTTTAGCTTAGAGGTGAAGTGATGAAAGTGTCGGACAAAGGACTGCTTGAAATATGTGAGCATGAGGGGATCGTCCCGACGGTCTACTTCGACAGCGTAGGGGTGAAGACCTACGGGGTCGGCCATACCAAAGAGGCAGGCGACCCAGACCCCAACCTTATGCCTACTTACATGCCTGCCGGTGACGCGCTCGATGAAGCCGTCCTCAAGGCGATCCGCGTATTCGGCGTCGACGTCGAGAAGTACGCCGCCCGCGTGAACCGCGCGATCACTGTACCTTTGAAGCAGCACCAGTTCGACGCGCTCGTCAGCTTTGACTTCAACACAGGAGGCATCTTCAAGGCCCAGCTGACCAAGCAGATCAATTCCGGCGACTTCTCTGGCAAGGGCTTCATGGGCTGGCTCCGACCACCCGAAATCCGAGACCGGCGGGAAGCCGAAATGAGACTGTTCCTGACTGGCGACTACGACGCGAACGGCACCGAGATACCCGTATGGGGTACGAACGGCGTCGGGAAGTTGACACGCCCCGTCAAGATGATGGAAGGTCACGAAGTATTGAAGAAGATGTGGCCAGGGTATACCCCTACCTCCCCGAAGCGCAGCTTGGTCTCGATCATCATCGACCTGCTGACTTCCCTATTCAAGAAAGGCTGAGACTATGAAACTTGTTGATGACGCAAAAGACTGGTGGAAGTGGAACAGTGTCCACCTCGCTGCGATCGTATCCGCCCTGCCCGCTGTCTGGATGCAGCTGCCACCCGAGTTCAAGGCGATGGTCCCTGACTGGGCGTTCGCGCCTATCGGTATCCTGACGTTCCTCGGGATGGTCGCGGCGCGGGTACGAGCCCAGTAATGATGTGGCTTCTTAACCTGGTCAACCCGTTGAAGGCTATCGGGGACCAGCTGAACAGAGCCTACGAGATGAAGCTTCTGGCGATGAGCGACAAAGAACGCCTCGACGCCGAGAAGCAGATAAGCCAGCTTGAAGCGAACCGCGACCTCTTGCTACGTGAGCAGGGGTCGTGGATGACGCGCTGGGTACGACCGGCAATGGCTCTGCCCGTCGTCATTTACGTTTGGAAAGTTGTTGTATGGGACACCGTCCTGAAATGGGGTGTCACACCCTATCCCGGCGAGTTCGTGCATTGGTACGTTCTTACAGTCACTGGGGCTTACTTCATTATGCGACCCATTGAAAAGTGGGGTCGTAGGTAATGTACATTCTCAGAGGACTGAACAATGGAACTAACAGAAAAACAACAAGAGGCGCTCGATGCGTTCAAAAAACACGGCTCCAAGCTGGCTGCAGCGAAAGCGTTAGGTATAAGTCGGTCCTCACTTAAAGACCGTCTGAGGAGCGTCGAAAAAAGACAAGGCCCCATCGACCCAGCGATCCAAGACAGCATGAACGCTGTTGGCACTGGGCTCGTCCCCGCGCTGGCGTGGGCCAAGACGAAGAACGAGGACGGCACAAGCTATAGTGTACTGTTGAAGCCGCAGCAGGCAGATCCCGAGAGTCTGACGCAGATGATGCGAGAAGCTTTCGATGACATGGAAGCTGCGGAAATCGTCATTCCACCAGCGTCTGTGATGGGCGATCTATGCAGCGTCTATCCGCTAATGGACGTCCACCTCGGGATGATGGCGTGGGGTCGTGAAACAAGCGGCGACGATTACGACGTTAAGCTTGCCCTCGCTGATATGCGTCACGCCTTCGCGAAGGTTCTGGCGATCACCCCCAACTCCGACACAGGTGTCCTGATCGTCGGCGGCGACTTCTTCCACGCGGACAACAACAATGCCGAGACACCTGCCAGCAAACACAAGCTGGATGTCGACGGCAGGTTTGACAAGGTTGTGGACGCTGGGATCGTGATCCTGGTCGAGACAATCGACAGACTCCTCACCAAGCACATAAACGTCGTCGTGCGCGTCCTGCGAGGGAACCATGACGAAAACGCGTTCCGAATCCTCCGCGTCGGTTTGGCTGCCTGGTATCGTAACGAGCCACGTGTCGAAGTAGACGTGGGGCCACGCGACCTGTTCATGTTCCAGTGGGGGAAGTGTGCGATCTTCGCGCATCACGGCGACAAGGCGAAGCCGCAGCAGGCGGCGCTATACATCAGCGACATCTGTGAGTTCTGGTCAGCGACGCGCCACAGGCACCTGCTGACAGGACACGTCCACCATGATCAGGCCAAAGACGTCGGCCCACTACGTTGGGAAAGTCTTAGAGCGTTCTGCCCGCCAGACGCATATGCGGCGTCAATGGGATACGGCGCCAGACGTGCGCTGCAATCAATGACGTTCCATAACGTCGACGGGCTTGTGTTACGGGCGCTCGACCCAATCGACAGGGTTTAGAAGTCGAAATGAGGTTCGGGCCACTCGGCCCTTTCCTCGTGTTCCATTTCCACGATATTCAACCGGCAGACACGCGCCAGCGCCACCTCTGCTAACGCGCCTTGAGACCTCTGCCACCCCGGCAGCAAATAGATCGCCGTCGCTTCGAGGCATATGAACTCCGCGTAGTCCGCGAACGCTGTTCGAACAGGGAAGTCTTCCAGAGGACCGTCGTAAGGGTACTCCGCAGGGTTGAAGACAAAGTGACCCTCCTCGCGCAGCCGTCTCGCTGTCCTGTGGAACAGGGGGTAGTTGAACTCCGGTAAGCCTGTCATGGGGCCGGAGAGGTAAATTCTCTCAGACATCTTTTCCCTCCTCCAAATTCATATGTGCGCCGGTCAACGCGTAGCCCACGATGTCAACGAAGCTGTCGCGGTGATCTGGGCTGTTGCACAGGCGGGCCTCTTTCATAAGCCGCATCATCGGTGAGATGTCTTTGGCCGTCAGGAACCCTTCGCGACCCGTGCAATGCAGGTAAGTGTTCCAGAACTCGGCGATCCTCGCGAAGTTGTCCTCGGGCGATCCGTAGTTAAGCTGACGTTCACCGTTCACGGCACGGCCGGCTTCCTCAAGTATGCTCTGTCCAATCGTTTTCATTGCTTCTTCTCCTTGGCGTGCTTTTCCGCCATTGCCTCGAACACTTCTAAGATGTCCGCCAGCATGTTCGCGCTCTCAGGTTCAAGCTTAATAATCGTGGCCATGCCTGCGAGGGCTCCTGCGCGGAGCGACGGTATGATTTCTTTGAAGTTCCTATAGTTCTTCCGGCCAGTCTGTGTCACGCTCGTATTCCTTTCTGCAAGGCGGTATCCAGTTGACCCGCGTTTGTTGGTACTTTGATTTTTCTTTGTCGAACGCGAACCACGCGTAGGGCATCTGGGTCACAGCCTTCTTGTCGAGACGCCCCTGCACAATCGGCACGCGCTCGGCGTATTGGATCACCGTGGTAAGCTTCCCGCCGTTGAATACCTTATTGTACCGGGCGACGCCTTCTAACCAGTTCGTCCGTAGGAACAGGTACATCCGGCGCACGTCCATATCCAACCACCGCTCGTAGAACTCGATGGACTTGTTGAACGGGGGATTGGTGATGATGTAGTCGACCTGCATCCCGTGGTCCATCGGTGTCGGGCCTGTCAGAAAGTCGATCACGGGGAAGCCTGCCCCGTAGTCTTGGATGTCGGACCCCACAACGGTCCCGAAGCTTTCGCGCAGGACGTCAACCATGTAGCCTCGGTTGGCGCAGGGTTCCCAACAGGTGAACTCTGACATATCGGGTTCGAGGATGTGCGCCATGAAGGCGCGTGTCGCCCAATGGGGCGTGGGGAAGTCTTCGATGCTTTTGGCATCGCTCTTTCTATTCTGGAAGCCGTCCATGACCGCTCTTTCTGTAAGGGGATTGTGATCGCCGCAGACATCCAGGGAGGAGGGACATATCTGCGGCGATCTCCGACGGGGAGGACGCCGGATTACTTCAGAGCGCGACCAATCGCGGCCAAGACCTTATCCATCTTGTCGATGGGGATCGACATGCTGAACGGCACGACCATGACGTACTCTGCGGACGGAGCTGGGTGCTGTCTAGCCGCGTTGACTTCTACTGCCGCCTCTGGTGCCGCGGGAGCCGCGGGAGCCGGTTCTGCCTCCACGACCTGTGCCTCCTCGACCTGTGCCGCCGGAGCGGACGCCTGAGCCTGTTGAGCGAACGGGTTTGGTGGCGC